ATGCGCGATTTTGCTCTGGTATTTCGTCATGCGTGGGAACTGGCAAGAAAGGGCGCTGATACCTTCGGTGGTTCGGCGCGTCAGTATTTCCGCGAATCTCTCCTGCTGGCCTATAGCAACCTGAAACGCAATGTAACCGCTAAAGACCTTGTCAAAATAATGCAGGGTCGCAGGCTGTCTATGAGTCAAATTCGGGAGGAAGTAAACGCCAAATTTAAAAAACAAACAGCAAAGAACATCGCCCGCAGAATTTGGAATATGTTTCGTTCGCAATACGTAGAAATTGAGAAGATCAAATGTCAGGCAACGGGAAAATATTTGTATCACCTGAAGAATGCGCAGAAGAATTTTTTTGTTAGCGGGGCTATTACTCGCGCTCTCAAATCGGCAAGGCCTGAGAAGAAGAAGGCTATAAAACCTCGACCAGCAATGACTAAAGAGGAAATAAACGCCTGTCGGTTGGCTAATGCTTTCCATAGTGCATTAAGCACAGGGGTGTATGTAGCACCTCAACTTATTGAGAATTAGAAATGAAAAAAAACCAGAAAGTCATTCAGTTTCGTGGTGATGAAGATATGTATCATCGGGCACAGGAAAGAATCACCAGTCAGGAGATTCTTTTCCCTGATGTTATGAGAGCCGCGCTTAGAGCCATTGCTGAGGGTGATGTTGCGCCCTTTGCCGATATCATCAATGAGGCTGGTCATACTGGCGATGAAACAAATCAGGCATGGCTTTATCACAAATGTCATGAGCTTTTCGAATACCGTGATGGTCAGTTATTACGCAAATCACGCAAAGGAATGGGTGAGAAGGGAACCCCTGCATATATCCGTATTCGGGAAGGTGAAGAACATGTATTAATTCAGGGAAATCATTATCTGCTAAAAGATATCGTCTGGTTAATGGCTAACGGAAGCATTGCCGGGGAGGTTATCTATAAAAATCCGCATCGTGTAACCAATAAACACGCAATTGAAAACCTCATTTTAAACCCTGTCGAAATTAGGCAGGTGACGATAACTAAATATTTAAGTGGATCTGAAAAGATCGACATTTGTAGAGGTAAGCAGCGAGCTATAGCTATTAATACCGAAAGCGATATAAGCGCAGCAGGAGCAATTGAGAGACTCATTAACAGAGGGCAAACAATCCCGTTACTTTTGCGCGGTGATGATGGTTGGGTTGCATCACGAACCGCCATTCACGCTTTCAAATTGGGTGATAACCAGTACGTAGTAAGCATTACATAAGGGGCTTTTATGTCGAATGAAACAGTAAAAAAGGTCATGGCAGAAAAGCGCCGTATGACCATCGGACAGTTAACAGACCAGCTTGTTAGCGGTGCTTTGCGCCGTGAGTTAGGCATGGATAAAACCGAATTTGCCACGCTGGTTTCAGTTATGCGATCCACTATCCGGCGCATTGAAGGACTGGAGGCAACTCCACGTATGGGGCTTATTTTCAATACAGCCGCAGTGTTGCGCATTGGTATTGACTTTCCAATCACAGAAGACAGGGCAAGAAAATGACCAATAACCAGTTAACAGGCAATCAGCTGACGAAAATTATTGAATCAGCTGAGGCGGTGATTTCAGCTCTGGCTGGCACTAACGATGACGTCCACCCGGATAATAGCTCCAAGATGTGTCTTCTGTGGGATAGCTTGAACGATGATGACGCACCACCAGAAGCAGTCCTTGCCATGGCCCGTGAGCTACAGGAACGCCGCAAGGCCGATATTGCGCCAGCGGGATACTTTGCCTTTGATAGTGATGGCGGATTCACTAATCACGACACAGCAGAAAGCGCCAGAAAAGAAGCGCAGGAGGCTATCGATTATTTCCGGGGTGATGCATGTGACGGCTGGCCTGGTGACGTGAGTAGCGTTTGCTGGGGCGTCATCATGCAGCAGTCAACGAAGACCGGCGAAAGACCGGTTGAAGAAGACGATAAATGCTCATCTCACATTGAGCGCGTTTGTGATTACGTACTGCTGCCAGAATTGCAGGAGAAGCCAGAATGACAAGCAAATTAACCAGAGAGCACATTGAAGATACTAATTATCGTGGTTTTTGGCGTGTAACAGTGTGGGCCTGTTTATTCTGTGTAATAGTTTTCTGGTTGCCCGCTATTTCAGTAACCATTTATTACTTTTCCTCGGGGAATTAATGCGCCGTTATATCATTACCGATAAAGACATAATTGAGGCTTTCCAGCGATGGTCTAGCCCAGAATTAAAAAACCAGAAAATGCATACCAGCTTCATTCGTGAAGCTGTATGTCGCGCACATCCTGATAAGGTGATTCTTCAGTATGACGTTCGCCAAAAGCTAAAGAATATGGCCTCACGTGGTTTAGTTACTGAAGTGCGTTTAAGTCCTAACGCAACAGCCTGGATGATAATAAAAGGTGATTCAAATGGACAAAATTAAGACCAAAAGAAGCGAGCGCCGTTTGTCGCGTGACTTGATAGAAGAAGGGTTAAGGCTGGTGGCAGAACGCAGCGAACGGGAGGGAGTGAACAAAGATACCGCTAAACGTCATGCTTCAGCCATCAGGGGCGTGATTCCGGCGCTGGGCGTAGTAAAGAGTAAGGTTGTGAAGCCAGGGGTTTGGGTTTCGCTTTATACCCGCAGCGATGCTACATCGACCATCATCAGCAATATGAAGTTTACCGCCGTCATATTTGAATGGGCCGGACAGCAGGAGTATGAAGATTCGGCATTTTATGCCGCTGTAGCAAATGCCATCCGCACAGCGTTGGCTGTCAGGGGGTAAGGATGCTCAGTGATTTACTGATAATGGTTGACCGCCGCGCTCAGGCGGTCAGTCTTCGTGAAAAAACAATTATTAACGAACGTCACGCCGTCCGTATGCTGGAGCCTGTTTTATCTCTTGGGGTACGCGCAGCAAGCGTACCTGACACGTGGGTAAGATACGCCGACCGTTGCATTGATAATGGGCTGGCGGCGTCTACGGTTCGCCAGCGCATTGATTGCGTTGCGGCTGTTGTAGCCTGGGTGATTCATGCTGATATTAAATTCAAACCAGCCGCGCCGGGCTCTCTGGGCAGGATGCTTGATGCCATGCGTACAGCGGCAAGAGCTATAGGAAAGCGGATAAAGCGTCACAGGGCTTTGAGCAGGCCAGCCCGTGTAAGTGTTGACGAGTATTCTACGGTAGTGCGCGATATTGAGTCTTTGCGGGATCCATACCGGGCCGCAGCCCGTATGATGCTGTGTTTTGGGATGAGGGCAACAGAAACGCTTTCACTATCTCCATCATCAATTCTTTCTGGTGGGAAGTTGTTTGTTCCTGACCGGGAGACTAAAACTCACTCCGATTTGCTTTTACCTTTACCAGTTAAATACATTCCTTTAATCGAGGGGTGGCTAAGCGTGATAGGTGAGTCAGAAATAAAGTACAACACACTTGTAACGACGATTTCCCGCGCCGGGATTAAATGGCGCTGCCATGATTTAAGAAAATTATTCAGAACATCCGCCGCCGTGCGTGGTGAGGATTATCTTGCAACGGAATTGATATTAAATCACGCGGTGAAGGACGTTCCGAATGTTTACTTGCAATCTCCACCGTTTGCGGCAATGAGGAAAGTTTTAAACAACTCGATTGAAGAATATTTACAGGTTAAAGGGTAAGGTATGGTTAATTCAGCGATAAAAGATAATGACGTTATGTATCAAAAGAAGTATCCGAAAGGTTGTCATTTTAAATTGCTTCAGCTACGCACAAATTTAAAAGCGAAACCTGATATTTATCGTGTGGAAATGATTAGTCGAAGTGGTGATAAGATTTTGATGGGCGGAAGGAAAACCACACAGGAGGCGATTTCTCTTTATCAGGATATTGCAACGCTTAGCCCGTCAGAAGTGGAGACGGCATTCAGTAGCATGGTCTGACAGCAGACCACAAAAACGAGCCCGGCATCTGCCGGGTTTTTTTATGCCTGAACTTTGCACTGCAAACAATGTAAATAAAAAGTTAAATTACAGTTAACACAAAATCAACATAACTCACGTTAAATTATGCTATACGCTTGTTAGATTATTGTTATGTGGATAATTTTATAAGCACCATGAAATGATAGTTATGTAAATGATTAAAGTCGCGTTTTATGCAAAATAACCAAAAATAAATTTAATCATTAAAAATCAGTGTGTTATTTGATTTTGATTGTTTTTCATTCAAAAGCCGCTCGTTTTTTGGCGTCAATACCTTGCGTTTTTGCGCTGTGAAAAAATAAAAATATTTCAGTGAAAAGTTCATTAATCTAATCATAGGGTTATAGTCGTGAGGCAAACGGATGTATAAGGTTGGACATTCTGAGTAGGCATGTAAAAAAGGCCAAAAAGAAGGCGGTTACTGCCATTTCATTAAAAAATGTTTCAGCGGGAAACAAAGCCGAACATCTACCACTTTTGTTATGAATGTTGAAATCAATAGGTTACGTCTCTTTAGATGGAAAATATTGTTTTATTTACCAGAAATGTTTCTACAATCTCATCTGACCAGATGTTTTAACGTATTGACATGGTTTTGTTATGAGTTGGCAGAAAGAGGAAAAGCATAAGCATGTGGGGCAGGGAGAAATATAAATTCACGCTCAGGCTTGTTTCCACCAGCGATTGCGGGAATCTATCACTTTTCGCTGGTGTTTGATAACGGTTAAATATTTGACCGTTTAATTATGTTTGCTCTGTTACATATTTACTGTGTTAAAAATGAGCATTACAAAAGCAACAAATATCAAACATTCATGTTGGCACGTTTAATGTTATCCACATTGAAAGCGAGTAGTGATGCATGGTTAGGACGATATTGACCACTAACTTAAATCGTGCAGGTAGGTAGTTTCTTGTTACTTATCCACAGATTTAGCCTTGCGCATAATATTGACACACATTACCGCTGGAGCCGTTTCTGTAATTAGTCAGGCCATTGCCTTTAAATCACCTCTATATAAAGGAGGTGAACTTCATGGCTTACGGGCGTCAGTTCGAAATAACCGTTAACTGCACAGATGGAGAGACGATCCACATTACTGATGTGGACGTTGATTTCTCGTCTGTGCGTGACGATGAAAAAGAGCCAAACGAGGCTGATTTAACGTTATGGGGTTTAACACCACAGACGCAGAACGCCATCGCTCAGGCTGGGTCAACCGTCAGTGTTGCTGCTGGCTATATAGATGAAGGAATGTTCACCCTGTTTCAGGGCGAACTTATCAGCGCCGTGACCATCAAGCCCAATGAGGTATACGGCCTGAAAATGAAAATCTATGAGGCGCTGATTCCATTTCGGGCCAGCGTCACATCGCGCACGTTTCGCAAAGGCCAGAGCCTTAAAAATGCTGTTTTACAGGTAGCGTCAGATATGGGGCTGGGTTGTCAGTTATCTAAATCAGCTTCCTCTCTTACCCTGGCTAAAAGTGTCAGTGCTGCGGCATTGTCCCGCGATGTACTTACCAGCCTTTGCAAACCGGTTAATGCCAACTGGTCTCTTCAGTATCAGTCAATTGTTGTCACTGCCGGTGATTCAATTCTTACTGGCGCTGCTGTTTTCTCCCCTGAAACGGGCCTGCTTGGTGCGCCACTTCTGAAGATTCACTCCCCGAAACGCACGAAGAAAAAGAACCCTTCCGAAAAAGAGCAGATCCAGAAGAAGCACGACAAAAGCATAACTACCTACGTCTGGCCCCCGAAGGGCTCACAAGTTGACTACTCAAAAGGTGCTCGCCGCCAGATGGGGGTTATTGAGGCTGTTACGTGGGAATCATTGCTTTATGGCGGGGTTGAGATTGGCGAGCAGGTAGAGCTTTCGTCTCCATCAATGGGCGAAGGCTGGATGGTTATTGTGAAGAAGATTTCCCATCGTTTTAGTACTCGCGACCGTCAGGCGTGGTCATCGTCATGGGAGGGAATTATTGCATGAGAGCCGGTAGCCAGATTCAGGCCATTGTTGAGCAGGCGCTTAATTCAGCGCTTTTTTCACTTGAGGCAACGATTGTTTCCGTCAGCGGCGGGCGGGCAACTGTCCAGCCATCCCCAAAACGCATATTCGGTGACAACTCGGAGCCGATTGCTTATCCGGCTGTTGAAAACGTTCGTTTAGTTTCGCTCGTCTGGGATAGCGGTAAGTCAGGCGTTAACGGGCGAGTTTCTCCGGGGGATGAGTGTCTCCTTATCGCGCTTTCACACGGTGACGGAGACGAGCCAGACCATAAGACCATTTCAAGCGCCATCGCTATATGTGGATTTTCAGACGTTGCCAGTCACCAGATGCCGGATGAGGCAGGGTTAAGAGTATTCAGCGGTAGCGCCTTTATTGAATGGGATGACGGAACCATTAAGGGCGATACAGGGCAAGGCGCAACTTTCGAGTTTACGGGCGACAAAATGACCGTTAACGCGCCGGGCGGTATCGATATGACAGCGCCAATGACAACCATAAACGGGAATTTGACGATTTCTGGATCCATCAGTCAGGGCACAGAAGGTGGCGGCGATGCTGACTTTGGCGGCAACGTCACCATAACCGGCGATAGCAAAGCCGCTGACCACATTAGCGGTGGAAAGTCCTTCAATTCTCACACACATAAAGAAAACGGTGAGGGCAGTCAGACCGACGCCCCGACATAAGGAAAAAACCATGAAATTAACTGACCATGCGGCACAAATCGCGCTTTCTAACGGTGGTTTTCTGATGGCGGGTGACTACAGCACAACCGTTGGCAAAGGCGAGATTATCAATATCACTGAGCGAACCGGGCTTGTAGTTGAGTGCGTCGAGTGCATCCCCCTGATTAACGCGCCGCTGTATATGGTCATGGCGACGTGCAGGGAGAGTAAAGACCAGTACATGCCATTTTACAGCGATTTGCCGTTTGAATTGCCGCATCAAGCAGCGATGGCGCAAATGTTAAATGATGCTGGTGAAGGGTTTGACCTTGACGATCTGCTGGATATCGAGTCGCTGGATTCTGCTGTGACGGTCGTCCACGTTGAAAAATGGATGCACACCGAATGAACATCACAACAACTCAGTATCGACAGGGTTTAAAGGGCTGTTTTATTTCGGCTGAGAGGCCGCAGGCTGGTGACTCCCTGACGCTGGTAATGCCAACATGCAGAGGGCGGCGCATTATCCCTGTTGGCGAGGTTCAGCGAGTCGAGGCTGTAGGCACTAGCCGTTGCCTCGTATGGGTTTCAAAGCTGGCATTTGTTGAGGGGATGAATTACTGATGCTGGACATTATGCAGGATGAAAGCGGAGTCATTCTCCGCAATGGCGATTTGGTGCTGGATGGTGGCATTGATGGCATTGCACAGCAGGCCGAAATCCGTGTAGGCACTAATCGCGGCGAATGGTGGCTTGATGAAACTCAGGGGTTGCCGTGGTTGCCTGGCATTATGGCTTCACGTCTGCCGGTTTCAATTGTCTCCAACATGATTAACGCAGAGGCACGGCGCACTACTGGCGTGACCGATGCCAGAACCACAACCATCAGTGATGTTAAGGGGGATTACACGATCCGCTTTGCGGTTTATGTCGGAGCCGATAGTACGGAGGTAACGAGTGGAATTGATTAATGATGGCGGCTGGCACGGTGCCAGACTGCCAGAGCTACGCGGCGACATTTACCAGAAATTGCGCGACCTTCTGGGGGATATAAGCCCGGACGGTGATTCCCTGATTGGTCAGGTTATGGCGGTTGTCGCTGAAAATGACCTGAATATAGTGGAGGCCATCGGCTGGACGTTTGCTGGTTTCTTCATTTCATCAGGTGAAGGCATCCAGCTTGACGGTATCGGCGAGGGGTTCACGCTTCCTCGCTATGGATTAACCCGGTCATCTGCCGATGTGGTTTACCTGCTGGCTTCAGGGCAGGTAATCGCGTCTGGTGAGACGTTCACTATCTCCGGTATTTCTGGTGACTGGTCGCCGTCAGGCAGTATTCAGGCCAATGGTAAAAGTGCTACCGGGTTTGTGCTGGAGGTTAAGTCTGATGCTATCACCACGGGAAATACCTTCACCATATCCATCAACGGTAAGCCATATTCAACGCAGTACCAGACAGGCGATACGTCTGATTCGATTTTATCCAGGCTTTATCCCATCATCGCCGCCGCTGATATGTCAGTAACCACATATTCAACAGAATACGGGGTATTGCTTTATGCAGCGGATGGTAAGTCGCTCATCCAGTTTTCCTTTTCCGATGATGTTTTTTCTGTCGTTCGTACCGGAATGCCCGCAACAACATGGTATGACAGCGATACGGAGTTTCCTGACGTTCGATTTGGTTATGTGGCAACAGATGACATTCTGATTCTCGCTAACGGCAGTAAAGGCTTTGAAATAGAAGATGACGAGCAATACAGAGAGCGTCTTTTCGAAGCGGCGGAGGCAGGGCGAAAGAATGTCAGCGCATCAAGACCGGGCATAAAAAACGCCGTTTTAGCGGTTGCTGGTGTAAGTTACGTCACGGTTAATACTAACCGGGGAATTGAGACAGATTCTGATGGCCTGCCGGGTAAGTCGGTTCAGGTTTTTGTTGCTGGTGGAGATAGCGACGCGATAGCACAGGCCATCTATGATGCGGCAGCGGCTGAATGCGGTTTCTACGGAAACACATCGGGTACAGCAACTGACGGCACAACTACCGAAACGGTGTATTTCACTCGCCAGAGCTTCCAGCTTGTCTATGTTTCCGTTTCCGGTGATACATGGGACGCAGAGACAACAGGCAAGCCAGACGATTACGAGAGCGTAACTAAAAGCGTTATCACTGGCTATTTCTCCCAGCTTGAAATGGGCCGTGACGTTTTCGCGGGTCAAATATCTGCCCGTTTGATTACGGCTTTTCCGACGATGACGGATGTTACGGTAACTGTAGGCACTTCCGAATCACCAACAGGGAAAACCGTACCCATAAGTAGCGGCGTTGTTGCGGTTACGGATTCTACTTCCGTGGTGGTGTCGTAATGGAACCATCAATCAAGAAACCGGGGCAACTGGCAACTGAACGCCTTACCTCAAAGGTCAGATTACAGCGAAATATCGACCTCGTTTCAGGTATTAAGGCCAACCAGCAGGGAATGGTTGATGCGCTGGACTACCTGAAAAGGGGTTTTTCAATTACTGACTCTTCGGGCCTTTTGCTTGACGCATGGGGGGAAAGATTCGCCATACCGCGAGAAGGCCGCGACGATGATAGCTACAGGATAGCCCTGTTGCAGTGGGCCGGAACACAATCGGTTTCGCTTCAGTCTCGCCGTGCTGTCGGTGGATTTATTCAGTTAGCCTATAGCCTTACATGGTTGCGCCTGAACCGCGTAGGACTATCTACAGGTGCTATCGGTGCCGCTTTTAACCGCGTACCACTACGCGCTGTTTTCGTCCAGTGTGGCGCGATGGCTCCCAATATCGAACTGCCGGAAACACTGGTTGCGGCAACCTTTGCCGGGGATATATACAGCGCTGCAACACCTCCTAACGTCAAGCTAACCCACCACGCGCCAATGTTCCCCGGTAATGTGTTTCCGGCTGTGTGGGGCGGTATCAAGTACGAGAAGACACAAAAAACAGTGATGGCTACAGCAACTAAGGGGATCCGTGTCACCGCAACAAAGTCCCTGTTGACGCGGGTGGAGGGTACGAAAACGGTTAACGGGAATGAGCTTATGGAGCCATTCAACACGCTTGTAACAGTCAAAAAGATGAAGGTGACAAATGGATAGCTGGGCCAATACTGACAAAACTTACGCGGGGCAAGGTGGTGCTGATATTCCAAACAAGCAAGAGCCATCAGAGGAAATGCAGGCTACCGGGTTCGCGCCGACCTACTTTGATGTAAATGGCAATCTGGTGTTTGGTGACGGGATAAGCGCTCAGGTAATGAATTACATCCTTAACGACCTGTACAAAAAATATCAGGAGCTTTTAGCCAGGGTAGAAGCGCCATGAATACATTTTCGACCGTTGCTCGTAATTATCCTGTAAGTGGCGGCATTTATCCGAGCAAGAAACAACCATCGGCAGCGAAACAGGCTGATGGCTTTGCGCCGACTTACATCAATGCAGGCGGAAAATTGATTGAAGGGGATCCTGTTGACGTGGCGGAACTTAACTTCATTTTTAATGACCTGTACGCGCAGGCGGCACACATTGACCAGCTTCTTACGGCTAAGGGGAAATAATGGCATTAACACCCGATGAGCTAATTGCGATATCAGACCTTGAGAAAGCACAGATTACAGACTCTGCTGTAGTGCCTGATTGGGTGCTTCCTGCTGAAGTCAGGGGCAGTAGTGCACCGATAAACGGTATTCCGTACCCTCAGCACACCATTGACGTGTTTGGCGGGCTGCTGGCTGGCGAATGGTCGCTTAAATTCCAGAATCCGTTACAGCGCGTTGTGTGCGATCTGGAGATATTCCACGGAGAGAATGCGCCAGAATCGACACCGCCAGACTTGTCAGCATTACAATTGACGGCGACCGGCTTTGATAAAGCTGTGATTTTTTGCCCCGCAAAAACTGTTACGGATGCAGTGCCAGAAAATTTTATGGGGCTGACTGTTTCTGGTGTAACTCCAGTCTACAGGCTTGGCGGTAAACGTAGATTTCTGGAGCAGTCTGGAATGGTTGTCATCCCGATAACCGTGATTCTTTTGTCAACAAGGCCACTAACCAGCCAAGAAACAAGTAGGGCTCTGTCCGTAACGCTGAAGCGTAGAAATGAAAACCAGATGAATGTAGCTCCAATTATCAGCGGCATGGTCTACAGTAACCCGCTTCCATCAGATCGTGATATCGCGCAGGCGTCGTGACCGCTGAGAAATAAAAAAGTCATTCTCTGATTTTGTGTCAACATTTCCCCGATTTGTTATCAACAATTCGGGGATTTGTCTTTTATGAAAGCGACGGCGCGTAAAAAACCAGCATTTAAAGACTTTTATGAGAATGGTATGTTTTCGCGAGTTATCGCCACCAGGACAAGCAACAACAGGTGGCAATTGTGCGGAATGCACAGGAATGGTGATGCCATTATTTTTATTGAGGCTGCAAGGGGAGGGATTAGAGAGTGGTCTAGCCTGGAATATTTGTCAGAGTTTTGTGAGTCTATTGGAGTGAAAATTTGGGAGGTTCACAGGAAGTCAGGTAGGTGAAACATGCATCTGAAAACTAGACAGATGCATGCATTAATTATAATGCTAAGGATATTCCAAACTCTGTTTTTTTCCCCAGGGTGTTGTTGATATAAATCGACGCCATATCCATAGCCGCTTCATCACTCCCGGCATCAAATGCTGTAATGAACCCGTCACCCTCGGTTTTGGTTAACATGTACTGGCTTATTTGATTTATTGCCTGTATTTCATATAGATAAAACATAATCCCTCACAGTACCGATGATTGCCAGAAAACGGGGAGTTTAACTTTAATCGTCCCTACGAAATTGGTGAAGCGAAGAGCCAGTCGACATGAATCAGCGTACTGTGCCTGGCTCACACTCTGCCAGATGCCCACATAATCGGATGCCGTCAGCGGCGTTCCGGCCCTGCTGAAAATCTCGCTCACATTGATAACATCAGAAATATAGTTAGTCACAGTAGCCCTGTTTGTCGTAATGACAGAGGTTGTGCTGTTGAAAGAAAGGGTGGGCTCCTCGTAGGTTCTGGCGACCAGATACATGTCGCATTCCCCTGCTGTCACGCCTGCAATATTAACCGATGCGCCGCCGCACCATGCGGGTCTAGTTTTTGCCGGATAATACGGGGTCAGCAGCAACTCAACCACATCAGTTGCTGCGGCTGCGGTAATCTCGATCGTCCTCGCGCCGTCGCTGGTTGCTGCGCCGTATTTTGCGCTTACGTCAGTATTTGCACTGGAGACTGTGATTTTTGTGTTGGCATCAGTCAGATTCAGTACTGATGCACCCTCCGTGCCAACAAAATTGAATCGCCAGCCCATCAGGCCATTGTTATATCGCGGCAGAATCTGTGAGCTACGCAGCCCGGTAACGCGGGGGCTTTTATTGGTAATCACGCAGCGGTTATTAGCCTCTGTGCCGTCGCTATAACCGCTCAGCGAAATGTACTGAGATGTTTCAAAATATTCAGTAAACGTCCAGTCACACTCCTCAAATGAAACTGCGCATGCGCCGCCCGGTGCGTGGATAAGCTGACGCATGGAGTTGTTGGCGCCGTTCATGTAGAGCTGAGTGTCGCGGAACTGAACTTTAACCGGTATCCCTGGCGCGGCCGGGCAGTTCACCAGATAACCCGGAACCCCCTCAACATGGCCGCCCTGAATGAGAATTCTTGATACCTGAGACAGATTTCCCACCAGGAATACATCAGCACTGGTGTAATCCAGTGAGCAGTTGTTGATGTAGTACCACATTGGAGCCTGAAACCAGAAATGTGCAACAGAGTTGTTCCCGATTGTGCATTTTTCGAAAATCATTTTCTCGCCAGCATTCAGGGCCTGACCACCTGATACATATACACCGTACTGGTTCAGCATTGAGATAATTCCATAAAACGTGTTTATGAAATTATTACGTGCCGTTATCTGAATCCCGTATTTGAAACCGATGATTGTCAGGTCACAAATCATTAAATCGCGAACGGCGAAAACGCTGGTATTGGGGTCGCCGACGTAAAGACCGGTGCCTGTAGATACATTTCCTCCCGGGCCGGTAAGAATGAACCTTCCCCCATTCGCATTAAATATTGGCTATTTGCATTCTGAGGTAGGATCGCAAATTTAGCCAAGAATTGAAATCCATCCCCTTTTGTGCAAAATCTGGTTGACATTCGCAGATTGACTACAGTACCATTCTGTGCAAAAGGTGGTTGGAGGCCAGAATGAACGAATTTACGGGATCGGCAGCTTCACAGGCTGACTTTATTTGGAAGAATGCGGAAGACCTGTGGGGTGACTTCAAGCATACGGACTTTGGCAAGATCATCTTGCCGTTTACCCTGCTACGCCGTCTGGAGTGTGCGCTGGAGCCGACCCGCGAGGCGGTGAGAGAAGCGCATGACGCTTTCAAGGATGCCGATGTTGAGCTGGATACCATTCTGCGCTCAACCGCTGAATACCCCTTCTACAACACCTCTGAATACTCCCTCGGCACCCTGGGTAGCACCAAGACGCGCCGCAATCTGGAAGACTACATCGCCCTGTTTTCGGATAACGCCCGCGCTATCTTCGAGGAGTTTGAGTTTGGCAATACGGTGATCCGGCTGGAGAAAGCGGGCTTGCTGTATAAGATTTGCCAGAACTTCGCCAAGATCGACCTGCACCCGGACGTGGTGCCGGATCGGGTGATGAGTAACATCTACGAACACCTGATCCGCCGCTTTGGTGCTGAGGTCAATGAAGGAGCCGAGGACTTCATGACGCCGCGTGACATCGTTCACCTGGCGACCGCATTGCTGCTTGACCCGGATGATGCCCTGTTTGAGGCCAGCCCAGGTTTGATTCGTACCCTGTATGACCCGACCTGTGGCACGGGTGGCTTCCTCACCGATGCTATGAACCATGTGGGGACTACGGTAACCGCGACAAGATCCCGCCAGTGCTGGTGCCGCACGGGCAGGAGTTGGAGCCGGAAACCCATGCGGTTTGTGTGGCCGGTATGCTGATCCGCCGTTTGGAGTCGGACCCTGGCCGAGATCTGTCGAAGAACATTCGTCAGGGCAGCACGCTGTCCAACGACCAGTTTGCCGGTGAGCGTTTCCACTACTGCCTGTCCAATCCGCCTTTCGGCAAGAAATGGGAGAAGGACAAAACCGCTGTCGAAGCGGAACACAAAAAAGGCGAGCTGGGCCGGTTTGGTCCGGGCCTGCCGAAAATTAGCGATGGCTCCATGCTGTTTTTGATGCACCTGGCGAGCAAGCTAGAACTGCCGATCAACGGCGGTGGCCGCGCCGCTATTGTGCTGTCCGGTTCGCCACTGTTTAACGGCGGTGCCGCGTCTGGCGAATCGGAAATCCGCCGTTGGTTGCTGGAAGACGACCTGATTGAAGCCATTGTAGCTCTGCCAACGGATCTGTTCTTCCGCACCAATATCGCCACCTACCTGTGGATTCTGTCCAACAAGAAGCCTCAGGAGCGCAAAGGCAAGGTGCAGTTGATCAACGCCACCGACCTGTGGACTTCAATCCGCAACGAGGGCAACAAGCGCCGTATTGTCAGCGATGAGCAGCGCCGCCAGATTCTGGACATCTACGCAGCAGGCGAAACCGGTGCGCTTTCCCGGATGCTGGACTACCGTACCTTTGGCTACCGCCGTATCAGGGTCCTGCGCCCGCTGCGCATGACCCTAGAGCTGGATAAGGTGGGTATGGAGCGGTTGGAAGCCGAAGCTGCCTGGGAAAAGCTCTCTGACGCGCATCAGACATTCTGGCGCGAAGCCCTCAAGCCGCTGATCGGGCAAACGCAGCCCTATAGCTGGGCAGAAACCTTTGTTAGCAACTCGATCAAGTCCGATGAAGCCAAGCAGCTCAAGGTCAAATCCAACAAGACATTGATCACCGCGCTAATCAACGCCTTTGGTCACAAAGACCCGAAAGCCGAGCCAGTCACGGATTCAAACGGCGAGCTGGTGCCAGACACAGATTTAACTGATTACGAGAACGTCCCCTATCTGGAGGACATCGACGACTACTTTGCCCGCGAAGTGCTTCCTCATGTGCCGGATGCCTGGCTGGATGAGAGCTTTACCGATGCCAGGGATGGTCAATTGGGCCGCGTTGGCTACGAGATCAACTTCAACCGCTTCTTCTACCAGTACCAGCCGCCGCGCAAGCTGCATGATATTGATGAAGACCTGAAGCAGGTAGAAGCCGAGATTGCCGCGCTACTGGCGGAGGTGGCCAGCGAATGAGTCAGTACAAAGCGTATACCTCATACAAAGATTCAGGCGTTGAGTGGATTGGGCAGGTGCCGGAGCATTGGGAGGTGAAAAGGTTACGTCATGTCGGGCGTTACTCTAATAGTGGCGTTGACAAGAAGAGCTACGAAGACCAGCAGACGGTTGAGCTTTGTAACTACACGGATGTCTATTACAACGAGTTCATCAGTGATGATATGCCTTTCATGCAGGCTACTGCCAGCGCCCACGAGATTGAGCAGTTCACTCTGAAAAAAGGCGATGTCATTATCACGAAGGATTCAGAAGACCCATCCGACATAGGGATTCCTGCCTTTGTTCCACATGATATGCCCGGAGTGGTTTGTGGCTATCATCTCACTATGATTCGTGCCTTAAATGATAACTATGGAAGCTATATCCATCGCTCGATCCAGTCGGATCATACAAGAGCTCACTTCTTTGTTGAGTCGCCAGGAATAACCCGATATGGCCTGAATCAAAATACTATTGGTAATGCCCCAGTAGCGCTCCCTCCACCAGAAGAACAAGCCACCATCGCGGCCACCCTCGACCGCGAAACCGCCCGTATTGATGCGCTTGTCGAGAAGAAAATCCGCTTTATCGAGCTACTGAAGGAAAAGCGCCAGGCGCTGATTACCCATGCGGTCACCAAGGGCCTAGACCCCAACGTGAAGATGAAGGATTCCGGCGTTGAGTGGATTGGGCAGGTGCCGGAGCACTGGGAGGTTAAACCCTTCTTCGCGTTGGTGTCAGAACTGAACCGAAAGAATGTGGGCCTAGCTGAAACCAATATACTGTCCCTCAGCTACGGAAACATCATCCAGAAGCCTGAAACCAGAAATATGGGATTAACACCAGAGTCTTATGAAACCTATCAAATTGTAGAGTCTGGCGAAGTTGTATTTAGGTTCACCGATCTGCAAAACGACAAACGTAGCTTGCGTTCAGCCCAGGTTACGCAAAGAGGAATCATTACCTCTGCGTATATGGCCGTGAAACCGCACAGTATTGGTTCTACATATTTTGCATGGTTGATGCGTTCATATGACCTTTGTAAAGTCTTTTATGCAATGGGTGGAGGATTGAGGCAGTCATTGAAGTTTGAAGACGTCAGAAGGCTTCCTGTACTTATCCCTCCAGTCGGTGAACAGAGTGAAATTACCAATACAATTAATGCAGGAACTGCTCGCATTGATGCTCTAGTCGAGAAAACAGAACAAAGTATCACCCTGCTCAAAGAACGTCGCGCTGCCTTTATCACCGCCGCTGTCACCGGCCAGATTGATTTGCGAGGAAAACAATAAATGCAATCAGCAGCACATCAGGAAAAACACTTCCAGCAATACATCATCGACCGGTTGGTAGAGCAGGGCTGGAAGCTGGGTGATTCCAAGTTCTACGACACCGAGCGGGCGGTGTACCCGAAGACCTGGAAAGCTGGATCAAAACCAGCGGCCAGCAGGAAAAATGGGACAAGCTGGAACGGCTCAACGGGGCCAAAACCCTTGAAGTGCTGATGGATCGCTTGGATAAAGCACTGGAGAAACAAGGCACCATGCAGGTGTTGCGCCAGGGTTTTTCCATTGCCGGTTGCGGCCTGATCGAGATGACCGAGGCTGCACCGGAAGACAAGCGCAATGCAGCAGTCATTGAGCGCTACCAGGCCAATATCCTGCGCGTGGTGCCGGAGCTGAAGTATCACCCGGCCCGTGAATTTGCCATTGATCTGGTGCTGTTTATCAACGGTCTGCCGGTGGCAACCGTCGAACTGAAGACCGACTTCACCCAGTCCTGCGAAGCGGCCATGGATCAGTACCGCAATGATCGCCTGCCGTATGACGCCAAGACCAAACGCCGGGAGCCATTGCTGACCTTCAAGCGTGGGGCGGTGGTGCATTTCGCCATGTCCGACTCTGAAATCATGATGGCGACCAAGCTGGATGGAGAAAACACCTTTTTCCTGCCGTTCAATAAGGGGCGCAAGGACGAAAGTGGCACGGTACATGCGGGTAACCCGCCAGGTGAGATTAAGGCCGATGGTACCCAGGAATACCCGGTAGCCTACTTCTGGGAGGCGGTCTGCCAGCCGGATGCCTGGCTGCGGATTTTCCATAGCTTTGTCTACGTCGAGAAAAAGGACGTTGTGGATATTCAGGGCAACTGGTCGAAGAAAGAAACCCTGATTTTCCCGCGCTTCCACCAATGGACGGCAGTGAACCAGATGCTGACCGATGCCCGCGAAAACGGCGCAGGCATGACCTACCTGTGTGACCACAGCGCCGGTTCCGGCAAGACCAGCACCATTTCCTGGACGGCCCATGACTTGGTGAAACTGCGCGAAGATAACGGCGATTCGGTATTTAACAGCGTGATCATTGTCACCGACCGCAATGTGCTGGACGGCCAGCTTCAGGACGCGGTGAAGCAGATTGACCATCAGTTTGGGGTGATCGCCGCCATTGACCGGCAGAAGTCATCCAAGTCCAAGAGCAAGCAACTCTCGGAGGCCTTGTTGTCTGGCACGCCGATTGTGGTGGTCACGATCCAGACCTTCCCCTACGCGATGGAAGCCATCATCACTGACAAGGCCCTGAAAGGGAAAAACTTTGCTGTGATCATTGATGAGGCGCATAACTCGCAGACAGGCTCTACCGCCGCTAAGCTGCAAGCCGCGCTGGGGATGAGTGGGCAAGGCAAGATGTCCACCATGACGGTGGATGAATTGCTGGAACAACTGCAAAAATCTCGGGCTCGCCCGGACAATATCAGCTATTTCGCCTTTACCGGTACGCCGAAGCACTCCACTTTGATGCTGTTCGGTCGCCCAACAGACCCGAGCCAGCCAGCCTCTAACGATAACCCTCCACAAGCCTTCCACCTGTACACCATGCGCCAGGCCATTGAGGAGAAATTCATTCTCGATGTGCTGAAAGGCTATGTGCCCTACAAAACGGCCTTCAACCTTTCCAAGCAGCTTGAAGACAGCAAGCGGGTAAGCGGCAAGGCCGCCAAACGCGCCCTGGCACAGTGGATGTCATTGCATCCCACCAATGTGACCCAGAAGGTACAGTTTATCGTTGAGCACTTCACCAAAAACGTCGCCCACCGGCTGGATGGCAAGGCCAAGGCGATGGTCGTGACCAGCTCCCGCGCCGCTGCCATTCGCTACAAGAAGGCGTTTGACCGCTATATCGAGCAGCACAGCGAGTACGGCTTTATTCATTCACTGGTGGCCTTCTCCGGCAAGATGACCGGTAAGCAGGTGATGCACCAGGATGACAGCGAGTTCAAGGATGATGTGTTTATCGTCGATGAGAACGAAGAGTTCACCGAGCAGAGCATGAACCCGGATGTCCAAGGGCAGGATTTGCGCTTTGCCTTTGACCGACCTGAATACCGGGTGATGTTGGTGGCTGACAAGTTCCAGACTGGCTTTGATCAACCCAAACTGGTCGCCATGTATGTAGACAAGAAAATCGCTAACCATGTGGAGATTGTGCAGACCTTCTCCCGTCTCAACCGGACGGCGCCCGGTAAGGATGAGGTCTTTATCATCGACTTTGTGAACGACCCGGAGAACGTGCGTCAGGCCTTTACCACCTATGACAAGGGTGCTCACATCGACGAAGTGCAAGACCTCAATGTGGTCTACGAGATCAAGGAGCGCTTGGACGAGCACGGCCTGTACGACGAGAAGGACTTGGCTGCGTTCAAGGAAGCACGCTTCAAGACCATCCGCGACATCACCCATACCAAATCGCCACAGCACAAGGCGCTGTATGCCGCCACTGCTGGAGCGACGGCCTTGTATAACGACAAGATGAAGATGCTGCGCGATGGCATGGCGACCTGGGAGGCGGCTTTTGAGAAGGCCCGCGCCAAGGGTGATGAGGCGGGCATGAAGTCTGCTGACCACCATCAGGATGAGTACGCCGAGCAAATCAAGGCACTGATTGGCTTCAAGTCGGATTTGGGGCGTTTTTGTCGTACCTACTCCTATATCGCCCAACTGATTGATTTTGGCGACCCGGAGCTGGAGAACTTCGCCGCCTTCGCCAAGCTATTGCAAAAGCGCCTTCAGCACGAAGCACCTGAAACCGTGGACTTGACCGGCCTGGTGCTCACCGGTTTTGACATCAATGCTCGTTCAGATAACGCGGAGGACGAAGGCGAAACCCCGGTACTGCAACCGGTAGGTGCAGGCGGTGGTGGTGTGGCGGGCGACAAGCCGAAATTCGTCAAAGAGATTATTGAGCGACTCAACAGCCTGTTTGGTGAGGCAACGCCGATCCAGGATCAGGTGGCCTTCGTGAATCAGATCTTTTCAATCGCCGGCGAAAGCGATGTGGTGATGGCTCAGGTGGAAAGTAACACCCGCGAACAGGCCATGAAAGGCAATTTGCCCGGCGCTGTTCAGCAAGCGGTGGTTCGTGCTTTGTCCAGTCATCAGAAGCTGGCAACCCAAGTGCTCAAGTCTGACCGTCAGGGCATGACCGCATTGGTTGATATGGTGTATGACCTGCTGCGCGAAGGCAAAGACATCGATCTGGGTATGGATTAAGCCGATGCTTGACCTGCTGAATCTGCCAGGCATCAAGCCGGTCGATATGCGCCACGAAGGCAAGTGCCTTGTGATAGTTGCTGAGCCGGTAACGGTCGAGGTGCCGTTATGTGGGGAGTGCAACATCCCTATGCACAGACACGGTACGCGCAAAAACAAGTTCATGGACACGCCGTTGTACATGGAGCCCGTCCGCCTTGAAGTTCAGCGCCCGCGCTTTCGCTGTGAGTCGTGCGGAAAAATGTCCATGCCGGAGTTGAGTTTTCTGGATGACAAACGCCGAGCCACCAAACGGCTGGTCGATGTTATTCGGCAACAGTGCCTGGGAACCACCTTCCATGCTTTAGCCGAGCAAACCGGTGTGGCGGTGAACACCGTCAAGAACATCGCTCGCGATCTCATTGAGGAACTCTCCCAAACCGTTCGTTACGAAACCCCGGTCATCATGGGTATTGACGAAGTGAACCTAGCCGGAGGGTATCGCTGTGTAATCACCAATCTGGCAACCAACAACGTCTTTGATATGTTGGAGCATCGTACTCAAGAGCATTTGAAGCCCTTCTTCAAGGATTTGCCGGATGCTGACAAGGTGGAATGGGTCTGTACGGATATGTGGCGACCCTTCAAACGTTCCTTTGCTCAGTATCTGCCCAACGCCAAACTGGTGATCGACAAGTTCCATGTCGTCAAGATGGCCTCTGAAGCCTTGGAAGCGGAGCGCAAGAACTATCAGGCACAGTTAAGCAAAGAAGATCGCATTTACGTCAAAAAGTCCATTCGCTGGCTCACCCTGAAGCGACCCGGCAACCTAACGCCCGCAGAGCAAAAGGCGCTGGAGGTTGTAAAGCAGGCAATCCCAGCACTTGCCATGGCCTATGACTTCAAGGAAGCCTTCTTCTGCATCTACGACGAACCCGACAAGCAGAGCGCTCAGAACGCCTTTGAGGCTTGGGAGAACAGCCTGCCGCCTTATGGCATGGAGCCTTTCAAAAAACTGGTAAAAACGGTACACAACCATTACGACGACATCTTTGCCTACTGGGATGCGCCGTTCTCAATCACCAATGGCTATACCGAAGGGCTCAACGGCTTGATCAAGATGTCCAACCGGTTAGGTCGGGGTTATAGCTATGAGATCATCCGTGCAAAGACGTTGTACTCCAAAGAAGCCCGCAAGGTTGGCAGTGGTATTCGAGCAGGACGAGGCAAGGTCGAGTATGGACCGCACATTCCGACATTGTTGAAGCAGGCAGAAGGTGGAGAGTTGGATTAACGCGAGAGAGGGCGCGTCTGAGAATCCAACCAATGTTAGATTTTCGCAGGGTGGTGAAAAGCAGAAAAATCCAACCAGAAGCAGCTTTTTGTCCGACTAAGAATTAAGGGTTAGAATGGATGAATTCCAACCCTAGAATGCAAATAGCCTAAATATTTTACAGCCCTGAACATCTGCCGGGTTAGATGGCATTCCGCCCGAAGAGATAGCCAGCGAAGCGTTATTGATGCTGAACGCACTGCCTGTCGTGGATGGATAATTCATATAGACATAACCGTCCGTATTCAGGCACATAAATGACGGAATGAACACTGAGGTATCAACTGTGTAAGTCTTTCTGGATGCAGGAATAAAAATATTCGTTATGGCGCCTTTAATGGTTCCGGCCGCCTTAATCTTGTTAACCTCACCATTAATGACGGCGTTTAAAACCGTACCAAGATTTGAGTTATCTGCCAGAAGACCGGCCAGGCGAACATCAATCCCCCTGGAAACATCAGCCTTCCAGCGGGCACCTTTCCCGGTGACGAAAACGGAATACCCGTCATCAGGGGTTTTAGTGTCTTCTGCGTCATACCAAAGAACTGTATTGATTTCATGACCTTCTGGAATAGACCGATGAAGGATTATAGACTGCCATTCTTCAGTAGGTTCTGTAACTCTAAGTACAGAAATGGAAGGGCATTTACCTATAAGCCTATAACCATCATGGGAAATTAACGAATTACTAGAAACGGGGATATTCCATTCAGACCATTTGGAATTATTAAAATCAAATTGAGATACAGAACATATCATGGAATATGAATGGAAGGAGCGCCACAAATCCTTACCTGTATATACTGTGAGTACACCTCCTTCTGGATCTGGAGATGAGAGGTTTCCAGACGGCACGGGATAAATTCCGGGGCGAAGAATACCATCAATATCAACGTTGGCGCTGAGGGGTGACTTCATCATCAACGCACCATAATTATTTTCGGACATAAGCACCTCATTTTTGTTCACAGGTGCGATTTAACCGAATGGGGAGGTGATGATACAGAAAGCAGGCGAGCGGTAACGCCGCCAGATGGAGCATGGCGGCGTTTGGTGAGTGTCAGGATATCATTTCAAGACATTGGGCGTATAAATCGTCCTGAGTGCCGTTTAACGCCTCAAATGCGGCTTTACCTCCCCATATCCCATCAGCATGAACCGGAATTAGCCAAGCATAAACCGCGCGTATTGTTGCTGGTGCTGCGTGCTGGTGGTGATAGTCGCACAATGGCAATACGCGGGCGTGTGCGCCCGCTGCTGTTCTTCCGTCAATATGGTGAAGGCTGACCACATCGTTAATAATCCCGTGAACATAACAGGCAATGCAGGGTAGAGCGCCGATTTTGTCCATCATCGACCGTTCAGCGGCACGGGGCGTTCGTCCTTTCAGTCCACGCGCACACGGTTTATTTTTTGCCCGTTTAATATAGCGGGATTGCCGTTCCCGCTGTTTTTCGTACTGAGCCTGACGCCATTCCGGGTCCGCCTGTTTTTCGCGCTCGCGGGCGATGGCCCGTTGCTGATATTCGCGCTGTTTTTCAACGTGACGTTGTAACTTCTCCTGTGCGGTTTTCATGTTGAGAACCCCGCATATCAGTAAGGAAGTTCAGATTCAGGGACATACGCCGGAATTTCACTGTTGAAGCCACCACTTTCAACATGAAGGATTAGAGTTTCGATATAGCCAGCGGTGTACGCATCGCAGCGACGCGCAATTTCATGAAGCTGTTGCAGCTTGATATCGGTGTCAGCGTTACCTGTTGCGATTTCCTGCGCAATATCGACCTTTTGTTGCATGTCATCGACGGTAAGCTGTGCTTGTGCGGCCGAAATGGTGGATTCGCTGGCCTCGTTATCGCCGTCAGCGCCGACGATATCCATGATGGTGCGGGCAACTTTCATTTCAGGATTTGCCAGCGCTTCAAAGTTCACATCATCACGCATCAGCGCCAGCGTGTAGAATTCACGACAGGCGTTATACCAGTTACGGCGGTGATAGCTTGTGTCACTGTGTACTGAGCGCATATCCAGACCATGCGACACATGAACTTCCATCTGACGCATAGCGATTTCGATAATTTCCGAATCGTGGCCCGCTTCAACGGCGGCAACAAAAGCCTCTTCATCGTCATCAAGTGGGGTGCAGTCAGGAATAAAAGTCCGGGCGACTGGCGCTGACATATCGCGGGTATCATACACATCGTTCGAATCCGCGCTGGAAATCGCAACAGAAGAAAGAGATTCTGCGATATCCATAGCGACTTCAGCGCTGACGTGTGCGCCGGTTCTGGTGTCGATAAGTTCGTCACCGTCTACCTTAAAGAATCCGTCCTGTTTGTAGAAACTCTGCCAGTGCTCATCCGTCAGGCCATAGCGCAATACAGTGTCGCGGGCCATTGCGTCATCATCTTTAGCATTGTCGCGGGAATGGATAACATCCTCTGCAACTTCTGACGGTGTGCGCAGAAACGGGTTACGGGCTTTAGCCTGAGCAATTGCCGCGCCGCCAGTGAATTCACCAGCCGCGACCAGCATATTCAGAATGGATTCCGGTTTAGTGCGTTCTGATTTGGTCGGCTTCCATTTGCGGTTACTGTTCAGGGCGCGGGCCTTACGGCGTTCGCGCTTACTGTCTGCCTGGTCGATATCGTCATCACCATCAGTAATATCGAGCGCCTGACGCAGACCATAGCGGCGAAAATAGGTGAAGGACGCGCCGACGCGCTGGCATTCATCAAGGCGTTTATCTTCTTTGATAAAGGCCGGGAGGCGGAAAGATACTTCCGTGCTGGTTGGGATATGGATAAAGGTTGTCACCATTTCCAGCGGAAGCTCGTCACCTTTCTCAAACTCCTGTTTGAGCATCAGGCCATGCTGATAGATGGGCTCGCGTAGCATGTCCAGCAGTTGCGCCAGTGATGCAAAAGTGAAGTCCAGAGTTTCGTTATAGTTGTCGCGTTCCGGGTTTTTCAGGTCGCGCACCAGATGCGCCAGCGCTTCCTGAGCGTTGGCATACTGCTTGCCGGGAGCTACGTAGACTTCCGGCGCGGTCACTTCCGTTTTTTCGACTTCATTTGAGGCGTTTTTGTGAACGGGAATCATAGCAGCGGTTGCATAACCAGCGGCTTTAAGTGCCATCATGGTATGTACTGCCAGTTCTGCGGCGTCGGGGATAGTGAGTAATGTACTCATTATGGTTGCTCCTGTTTATGAGACTGAAGCCCACTTTTGAGATGGGCGGGGTGGAGCTCAAAACCGTAAACAGTCGGCGGACTTATTCACAGACGGAGAGGCCTGCTATTCGTCGCACTCCACCCCATAATTCAGCACTCGCGTAGCCGAAGCCACCAGAGCATAAATTCTGGGTACAAAAAAATCACGCTGACGGGGTGATATACCGCTGTTTACTTAGGTGTTTTGAGCACCTGCATAGATCTTATTTCAACTACAAATTAGAAGCAAGGGCTTATTTGCGCTCGGCAAACTTGAGAAGTTCATCAATTGCGGCTTTCAACGTGTCGGATGATTTGAAACTATAGAAACCGGCTTTCCACTCACCACAAGACTTTAACGCCTCCTCATAGTCGGAAAAGGCTTTTTGCAGCCCGGCCCGTTCTGCGGATTTAGTAACAATGAGAAGGGCGTGAAGGTCAGTCTTACCTAACGTCACATTTGGGAATGTTCCATTGGTTGCAGTGTCTCGTTGCTGCATAAGTGAAAGCGTTACTCTGTCTGCAACAGAGTTAAATTCTTTCCGCTTTTCCCCCTTGATAGCATAGTGATAGCTGATGTAACCGCTGGCAAAAGTGCCGATAAACGAAACAAAAAGCGCTATCGTTGCCACTACATCACTGTAACTCATGAGGCTATCCTTATGTCCTATGCTGACTTTGCGGCTACTCTGGCATTAGGTATATCAATCGGAAACCTGCTTACATGCCTGTGGTTTTGGTGGCTGAGAAAGCGTTGCTGATGCGGGATTATCTTATATTAACTACAAATAAGACGAAAGGAAGAAGGGGTGTTTTTTGCGGTAAGGGATTGTTTATGGGTATAATCCTGCCCGGTGCTTGAGGCTGTCTGTCTCATGTCACCATGCGGCAGATAGAAGAAAGCCCCGAAGGTCAATTTTCATTAACCAACGAGGCCTCTAATCTTGCGTGACAACACGATTATAGCCTCCCAAAAGCGACGGAGGCAACTTTGTTTTACAAAGGAGTTTTTTTGTTTATCGCGATATTTATCGCGGCGTTACTGGCGTATACCGCCCTTAACCGGACGCTTTGCGAAGCGTCCATAGGTCAGGGAGGTGTGCAGGTAGCGGCAAAGTTTGCCTACGAAGCTAAGGAGAGTCGCTAAATCAGGGCGGGGATCCGTCCCCGCCTTTCTGGTTGTCTGGCATGGCCTGAGCACCTTTAAACGCCGCTCCTTCGGGGGCGGCTTTTCTTTGGCGTTACCTCTCGCATCATCTTTTGAATCCTCCAGGTAAAAAACCATAATGGCATCTGCCACGGACAGGAAGCATTGCCTGTTACCTTTAAGCCTTTGTTATTACCCTTGTGATTTAAGCCATTCCGCCCCCGGAGTGGCTTTTTTTTATTTGTACTACACGCCAGCGGTAACGCTGTTTTTGATCCTCTTCTTTCCTCGCTACGCTGCAAGCCTCACAAGGGGGGAATTGTGACAATAAAAATAAACAGGCGTGATGATGCATTTGCAAAGCTGGTGGCTGAAGCGCGGGAAGCGCCGGGGTTCAGCTATGCAAAGTCGCGCAACCGTGATTACAAGGGCTTTAACGATGATTTTCAGGCTGAAAAGTTACTTAAAAATGACGACATACAGCAGGCCGTCAGCGTTTACAAAAAGCACATCATTGCAGCGGATATCGTGGGGCGTCAGGAGGCGTTAATTGACCTTTCGGCGCGTTTCCGTGCGCCGGATTCAACAGCGGTAATGCTGGAATTGCAGGCGCTGGAGAAAATGAGGCTTGAACCGGAGGTGTTCCGCAGCCGCATGGCGGCAATTGATACCCGTGCAGTTAAAAACATCAAAAGAACAAAGCACGGCTGGCAGGTTGAGGGGCTGGATAAGACACATCTTGCCGCGCGGATCCTTACGCTTGCCGGGGTGGATATTAGCAAGCCGATAACCGACGAAGGTAAGCGCCTCGCGAGAGAAACACTGACCGAAATTTACCGGGATATGGGATTCGATGACGGCGATTGAGATAGCACCTGAGCATGATTTAGAGCGCCGTCGCTACTGGCTGTCAGAGAAAAAGAAAATGGCAGAGTGGCGGCGCGTCATGCGTTCGCTCACGACAAAACCGCACCGCGTTAAATGTCTGCGCGGTGGGCGTGGCTCCAGTAAGTCATGGAGGATTGCCGAAGCACTGATTCAGCTCACTGTGCGTTATGACCTGCGCATTCTGTGCTTGCGCCGGGTGCAAAAATCTATCGACGCATCATCACATAAGCTGCTCAGCGATACGATACGCCGTCTGGGGTATGAATCAGAGTTCACGATAACTCAAAACAGTATCAAGGCTAAATCCGGCGCTGAATTCCGGTTTTTGGGCTTTCAGTCGAACCTCGACAGCATTAAATCCATTGAAGGTGTGGACATTTGCTGGGTGGAGGAAGCGCACGCGATTTCGGCTGAAGCGTGGGAAACGCTGGCCCCAACATTGCGCCGCAACGGTGCTGAACTATGGATTACCTTCAACCCGGCTTTTGCGTGGGATGAAACCTATGTCAGATACGTTCTCAATGCAGAGGATGACTGGTTTATTGAGGAGGTGAACTGGTATCACAACCCATATTTCAATTCGACGTTGGATAAAGAGCGGCTTTATACGCTGAAGTATTACCCGGACAAGTACGACAACATCTGGAACGGCGTTCCCGTCAGTGATTTACCCGGCGCTGTTGTTAACCGTGGCCATCTTGAAAAATTGGTTGTTTCGTCCGATTCGAAGCTGGCGAAAGCGTGTCGAACTGGCGTTAAAACGGCGGTGCTCGACGTTGCTGATGATGGCGATGATGATTCGGTGTTGTCCTTCTTTGACGGGCGTTTTTTGTACCGTATGGAGCGATTGCAGGCGCGTGACACCGTTCAGCTAGCGCAGCAGGCGTTAAAAATGGCGACGGAAGAAGGCTGTACCGTCCTGATTTACGACTCTGTCGGCGTTGGTTCTGGTGTTAAAGGCGAGTTAAACAAATACGAAGATTCAGAGATTGAGTTCCGTAAATTCGTCGCTCAGGGCGAAGTGTTGCGTAAAAAATCCCGATATCGCGGCGGAAGGCCGAACGAAGATACCTTCCACAATCTGCGAGCGCAGGCATGGTGGGCGTATCGGGACGCAGTCAATGATTCTGTGCGCTGGATAGAAACGGACATTATGCCGCCTGATGGCCTTTTCGCGATTTCTGACCAGATACCGCGTCGATATCTCGACCGCATCCTTTCTGATTCTACTGGCGTCATGTGGGAAACCACGCCTGACGACAAAATCCTTATTGAAGCGAAGAAAAAAGTTAAAAAACGGCTGGGCGTGTCCACTGACTACGCTGACGCCATATTCCCACATCTGGTACGCATGAAATCAGGAATTATCGAATGACGAACAAAACCAGCTTGATTCCCACTGAGGGGATTTTAACGAAAGAGGGCTTGCAGCCGGCTAATTTCAATGTTGATGGCTATGTCAGTATGATGACCAGCGCAGCGGCAAGCTCTAAGGGTGCGGCGGGGATGAGCTCACCGACAGCCAACCGCATGAAGGCTCGCGCCGCAGAGGGGATGATTCCGCTGGTGGCTGCAATGACCGGGGAGCTATCCGGCATAGGCTGGCGCATTATCAGCGAACCGGTTGCTGCCGCCATGCTGAACGGATTCACAGTGGTTACTGAAAATCCCGATGATTCAAAGCGTATTCAGCAGATTTTTGACGAAATGGGCGCGTGGCAGGTAGTAGAAAGCGCCGCCATTCTAAAGCGTCATCATGGCTGGTCTGTGCTGGTTATGGGGGAAGAGTGGGTGCGTTGCCACGGCTCGCACTGGATTACCCCGTCGAATGACTGGTTTGCAGACTATAATTCGCCTTTTTTTGGTCTGCCGGAAGGCTGGCGTATCCAGCTTAAAAGCCCCATCGGTGGCGAGGTGTTTATTGAGCAGGAGGATTCGATCCTCTTTGGCGATAAAAACTATCAGCCGATTTACGCGATGGTTGGTATCGAATTTGGCGAACCATTGCTCTGCAAGCCTTATGCGGCGTTACAGCGCCTGGGGCTTTCGCATGAGCTAATTATCAGCATTCTTTCTCTTTCCGTTCAGGATATCTATAAAAAGAATGACTTAGCGGAAGAACTGAAAACGGCTAAAGGAGAAGCTACAGCAGCCCGCAGGCTGGCAGGGATAGCGGCGACCCGCCAGTTAAATGACATGGTCGCGATTGATGCAGAAGAGGAAATTAACCGCCTACAATCCACTATGACCGGAACCGCCGACCTTGTTGATATGGCTATTAAGCTGGTATGCGCCGAAACCGGTTTTCCCATAGCTATGCTGGCAGAGCGTAAAGGCGGTCTTTCCAATAGCGATACCAGCGCCGATGCACAATGGCAAAACCTTGTTTCTCATATCAACACCAATTACATCATCCCGGCGCTGAAAAAACTGGCTTTTCGCTATACGGGGATCCGCGCTGACTTTGTGCCGAATAAATCTCAGGGGCAAATAGACCGCGAGGTAGACAGGGACAAGAAACGAGCGGAAACAGCACAGCTTTACTATTCCATGCGAGCTATTACCAGCGAAGAGGCCCGCGCCACGGCGCAGGAAACCGGAGCGGTGGTTATGCTTGCGACCACTCCGCCCGCAACTGGCACCATTGATGACCAGAACAACGAGAATCTGAACCGGAATAGCACCAAAGAAGACAACGACGAGGCCAATAATGGCGAAGAGTGAACCACGTTACGACGCCGGGTATCCGCTGGCTATCGAACTGGTTTACGCTCAAAGGCTGGGCGATAACGCCCGGCTTGTTGGTAAATGGGTTCGCGATGCCTGCATAAAGACATACAGAGCAATCGGTAAATCCGGCGCGGTACTCAATACCGATGCCGCCGATGGTAAAGATATTTCCGTTGATGACCTGCTGGGGGATTTCATCGCCGCCGCAACGGTCAAAAAAGTGCGCGTATATATAAAGAAGAAAGCCGGAAAAAATTATTCACGCATGACGCGTGAGCAGCAGGAAAAGCTTCTCCGGTCTGTTGCTCAGGAACTTTTGCCGGATGCATCAATATTCCTTAAAGCCATTCCGGCGCTGTTGAAAGATGGTGAGTTTGGGGCAGTTCCCGCCTACGCATTCAGTGAAGTAAGGCGGCAGGCAGGAATCAGTCTGGCTAAAGACTTTGCCAGAGTGACCGGCTCAAAGCCAGATACCTACCTTCGTGTTATCAACCGCGCCGCTGATGATGTACAGGCCGCTATTGTAAATGGTCGATTTGGCCTGACTGACAAGTATTACCAGAGCTATTACCAGCGCTTCCGCGTCGATGGTGTGAATCTTATTGACCTGAAAACAGGGCTATCAGCCACACCAGATACAGCGGGGGCAATATCTAAGCCGCTCGCCAGCTTAACAGATCCGATGAGAGCCGCGAGCACGATTCCATCATTACCGGCTATGGAAGCGGCAAATACCCAGCTTGCTAACTCGGCGGTTGACGATTTCCGGCTGATTGTTCGCGCTGCCGCCGATATTGATTTGGCACCGGGTATCAATCTGCCAACCGAAAATATGGCTGACCTGATATCCGTTGATATCTATGACGGCGATAAAAAGCTGCTGGAGCAAACAGCGGACTGGCTCACGGAGAGTATGGGGCGCATGGAGAACGTCTCCGATGAGGCGCTACAGCGTGGAATTAAGGTCGTCCAGCAGGGATTACGCGAGGGGCGCGGCGTTGACTATATCGCCGATAAACTGGCAACCGAAATGGAAATTCCCTATCGGAGAGCCCGCAACGTCGCCCGCAATGAGATAGGTAATCAGGCCTGGAATCTGGAGGTGGCCAACGCCCGTATTGCCGGGATGAAAATATACCGCTGGCGGGGGATGTTAGACGAACGCGAGCGAAAATTGCATGTTGAGCGCGAAGGTAAGGCATACGAGCCGACCAGACCGCCACAGGACGGGAATCCGGGGCAACCGCATTTATGCCGCTGCTTCCCTGAATGGTTGTTCTCTGCGTCGGACGTTGAAGAAGCGGAGAAAGAAATTGCTGCAAGAAACACAGGTCAACGTTGACGCCATCAAACAATGGGAGATAACCCCGGAAGGTTATCTCCAGATTGATATCCCTATCGCCCGTCCGGGCGTACTGGTTTATGACCGCAAGCGCGGTGATGCATTTACGGCTAAAGAGTACCGCTCAGCCGATGAATTGTTTAACCAGGACTCAATGAATACCTTAATCGGCAAGCCTGTGACCGTGTCACATCCTCGCGGTGGTCTAGTGACGTCCAAAAATTACCGGGCCGTTTCTGCGGGGGTTGTTACTGCTGTTATGCGTCAGGGTGATGAACTTATCGCCCGCGCACTGGTTCAGGATGAGAAGTCCATCCGACTGATTCAGCAGGATAAAGATTTACGGGGTGCTTCGGCGGGGTATCAGTGCGACGAAAAACCAAAAGAAACAGGACTATCCCCGGACGGGCAAACGTTCGACACGGTGCAAAAGGGTATCAATTACAACCATTTGAGCATTGTGCGTAACCCACGGGTAAAAACTGCAACATTCAATCTGGACGGTGAACCGATGGAATTAGAAGAGGCGTTAGCCGAAATTGAAAGTCTTAAAGCGAAAAATCAAACGCTTACGACTGATTTAAGCAAAACACAGGGCGACCTGCTGAAAGCAAATACCCGCCTTGTAAATATGGACTCAGCCAGCAACGAAGCCTACGAGCGCGGTGTTGCTGATGGTCGTCAGGAAAATGACCTGAAAGCAGCAGCCAAACGCCTGAACATCAACACCGATAGCCTGGGCGATATCAATCTGGTCAAACAGGCCATCATCCGTAAGGCAAATCCTGAAGTAAACATGGATAGCTGGACGGATGAGCAGGTGGATGTTGCGCTGTCTATGGCGCTGGTTGCCTGCGGTAAAAAGTTCGAACAAACCCCGCGTAATCCCCGCGCAGCAGTTAACACCGATGAGCAGGGTGCTCAGAAGTCAGCCCATCAGGATTATCTGGCTCGCACCTTTGGCAAAAAAGAGGCAGGCAAATAATGCAGACCACGATTAAAGACGATTTTGACGCGGGCTTGCCGGGTGATTTGGCAGTGCTGCCGTCTTTCCGTTCCTCCGCTCGCGTAACCTCCCGTCGAGCTGGTGGTGAAGTTGCGCCGGGCGATGCGGTGAAACTTACCTCCGGTAATGATTCAACCTGCGTTGCTTTACCTGATGATGGTGATGTTACGGATGCCATCGGCATTGCTGTTACCTCGCATTCAAATATGCCCGCCACACCGGGATTTGGTAGCAACACGCGCATTGGTGTGGTCACTATCAATTGCCCTATTGGTATTGTCGAAAATGGCCCGATCCGTGTGGCGGTCAAAACGGGTGAGTCGCCGAAAGTGGGCGATTTAGCTGTGCCGAAAGGTCGCAACGCCACTACCGGTTATATGGAGTGGGGTGTTGGGGCATCCGGCGATAAAAGCCGCTTCCGCTTTGAAACGCCACCTCAGCGCGGTGGTACGGCAATTGTAATGGTCATTGATGGCGAACTACTCAGCGCCGGATATCCCCGCGAAGTCGCTGTAACTGGCGTTGCGCTGTCGCCTAAAACAGCATCTAAAGCCGCTGGCGCGACTCAGCAGTTTACGCCGACAGTTTCTCCGGCAGGTGCGACCAATAAAGACGTTACCTATGCATCCAGCAATGCGAACGTAGTAACAGTAGACGCATCCGGCCTTGCCACGGTGAAAAGCGGGGCAACAACCGGACAGACGGCAACCATTACGGTACGTACTGAAGACGGTGGTTTCACTGACACCGCTGTAATCACCGTTAGCTAACAGGGAAACCCCAAAAGATGAATGAGAAATATTTAGCCGCGCTTATGGCGCAGCTTTTTACCGAAGCTCAGGTAGCTGGCGCGGTGCCGGGTATCAACGTTGACGAACAAGGGCTAATTTTTGCCCGTGACCTCATTTCCATGTCAAACGATGTTTACATGGAAGAAATGCCCGCGCCTGTTGCGCTGACCATGTTCCAGCAGGAGCCGGGAATCAACGAGGGCGCTAAGTGGGCGGGTTATCGTATGTACTCCGCACAGGGCATGGCTAAAATCATGGCGGCATTCGGTACAGATATGCCGATGATGAGCGCCAAAGGCAGGGAATACTTCGCGCTGATGTACGATATCGGGCTGGGCTATGGCTACACCTACAGTGACGTTATGGCGGCGGCAATGTCCGGTACTCCGCTTGATAATATTCTGGCGCTCAATACCCGCGAAGCGCATGAGCGCACCGTTTCTAATCTGCTATGGCGCGGCAACAAGGAATATCAGATTATCGGCTTTATCGAACATCCGAATATTCCGCTGGTGGCGTTACAAGGTGCATGGGCGACTTCTGACGGCGATAAGATTTGCGACGATTGCTCGGCGCTCATCGCTGCGGTAAACACCACGAAAATCTACGAGGTGAATGAATTCCACATGCCGTCTAAGGCGTGGGCGCGAATTCAGGGCTTGCGCCTGAGTGGTACGCTAGGCACGGTGCTGTCATTCCTGCGTAGTTCTTACCCAGAAGTTACTTTCCGCAAAAACTCCGATCTGGATGATGACGGTATCTGTATCGCGCTGGCAAACAATCGTCGCCACTTCGCCCAGGCTACCCCTGTGCTGTTCCGTCAGTTGCCGGTTCAGCGTAGCGGGCTAGACCTGTCTATTCCGTGCCTGTCGCGCTCTGCTGGCGTTATCGTCCGTGCCCCACTGGCTGCTGCCAAATCCTCAAAGGTGATTTAACTCATGGCTGAGAAAGAAAAAGTTTTTCTGACTAACACTACTCAGGCACCGATTCATATCGGTGCAAAAAACAGTGAAGGCACCGTTATTACTATCTCAATCGCTCCGCTGAAGGCGGTCGAAGTGGACGGCGCAACACTGACCATCGGCGGCGTTAAGCAGTTTTTGGACGAAGGCCGGTTAAAAGAAGTTTCAGCCGCTGAAGCCAAAAAGCTCAATAAAGAGCATGACGGCGTAGTTGAGTCTGACGACGAGTAAGGGCATAGCATGACGGTAAATGACTGGCTCGCCATTCTGCTACCGGGGGTGACACTTGATGAGGGCGCTATTAGCGCCCTTTCTTCTCAATGTGAGCGGCTTTACAACCTGCGGGCCGCTGCGGAGTACGGTTACGACATTGAGCGCCTGAAAGCGCTGTATGTTGCTGCCAATCTCGCCCCAATAGCAGTAGAAGGCATAAGCGCAAGTGTTCGCGGTGTTGCAAGTCGCCGGGAAGGGAAAGTAGCGGTGACATTCACAGAAGCCGCGCAAAAGTCTGGCTGGCAGGGTACGCAGTGGGGGCAGGAGTTTTTAGACGCAGTGGGGGATTTGACAGGCGGTTGCATCCTTATCGGTCACGCCTCTTAACGGGATTTTATTCTGAAAAATACGATTGGCCAGCTTGGCCACCCACAATAAAAAGAGGGTCAATACTCGATTTTGAAGATAAATATTCCGAAACTTGAAAAAGATTAACGGAGTTTGATCTATGCGTGGAGGTGCAAAGTTTGAAACAAAGGGCTTTGACCGCGTAATCCGTCAGCGCGTGAATGCGCTGGCGGGCGTCAAGCTTACCGTTGGTATCCACAGAGGGAAAATGAATCAAGGCGTCGATGTTGCGCTGTATGGAGCCTGGAATAACTTTGGCACAAAGAACGCTATGGGTTGGGAGTTAATACCAGAGCGTCCGTTTATGCGATTTGCGGCAGACAGAATAGCTGACTGGATGCGCACAGACGCTTACAAAGAGGTTCTGCGTGATGTTGCACGAGCTCGCATTACTCCGCAACAGGCGATTGCTCGCATAGGTGCTCAGGCGGTTCAAATTACCAGAAAAACAATCGCTGATTCCGCGCTATACCGTCCTAATTCAGATATCACCATCGCCCGAAAGGGGTCAACAAAGCCGCTTATTCATAGCGGTACGCTTATCCAGACAGTCAATTACAGGGCTTTTGCATGAGACGATTAATTCATTACTGGCGTCCATTACCGATTGAGATAGTTGGAGGTATGCCACGCGAGGGATATTCGGAGCAACAATCCGCTTTCCTCAGTATGCAGCCGGTTGATGGTGGCGGTTCATTTCGGGCGTACCTAACCGGGCGCAAACCTCAAGATTACATGGAAGCCATTGGCGAAACGGATTTAGAGGTTACAGAAGAGGGCGAGCATAACGGCGCTATAGTCCTGTGTGCGGGTAAATATTACGAAGTGGTGCAGCGACAGGAGTGGCAAAACGGCGTTATTAACCACTACGAATATTTGCTATTTGGTATGAAAGAACGGGACGCGCTCGCGCTGGTGGGATAATGACTAATTATACGGTCAAATTAATGACCGTTGACGGGGAATTGTCATATTCTGATTATCGCGCAGAAAAGGCGACATTCACCGCTAACGGTAACAGTAAAGATATTTTATTCACGCCATATAATTTTCGGGATCCGTCCGTGGTCAGTTCTGTTGTGCTGGATAATGGCAGCGGAACCACTATCAATATTTCGGCTGATTTCCGGCTGGATGTTGGCGATGTTGTCAAATTCCCGACTGGCACACTCAAAGAGACCGATACGCAGGCCAGACCAACAATCCTGAGCGGTGCTCCCTACGTTGCAATGGTACGGGCAAGACAGGCAATGATTGAGTTGGTGGGCGATAGCCCCATTTACGCACAACAGAAAATTCCCGAGTCAAAGGATCCGTTTACTGCCGTCCATCTTCTCACGTCATCGAGAGAGCCGCAGGCATTCGCAAAGTCATGGGATGGCGATTACCGCGTTTATCACTACAACTGTGAAGCAAAAATTATCGTCATCCGGTCATCAGATGACGCTCAGGCATTTCTGGAAAACTTTTTGAATCAGGTCGATTCGACTGAAGGTGATTTCTGGCAGTTCGAAAATAACTGCTGTATTGACCGCTCGGGCGATTTCGAGAATAGCTCCCCTCTAATTGATAACCTCGTTTACCAGCAGATGGCACAGGTAACGCTGTCTTTGACATTTGTGTACCAGCATTACAAACGAGAGAGTTGGATTGAAAGCGCGACGGTCACACCGTGCGATAAGGTCACTCTCGCTATCAGGGGCTATTAAATGGCGAATTTAAGTCGGCTTTTTAGTGTAAAAATTGGGCGTCAAACTACCGCCGCTCAATATGGCGTGTTTGGTGTCGGGTTAATCCTCGCGCCGGGCGCGGCATTTTTCGGGAAAAAATTCACAGATTACGAATCCGCTGTTGTCGCGGATTTTGCCGATCTCTACCGGGTCTATACCAGCGCTGATGATGCCATTTCAGACGGCGTATCCGGCGATAATCTTCTGGCGGTTAAGGCGTATTTCTCTCAAAGTCCGTCACCGGATACGCTGGTTGTCGGCGATTTCTCAGCCGCTTACAGCAAAACTATGATTTCCCTGACGGGGGTTCCGGTTTCCGGCGCACCTACAACTACAAAGGCCACCATCGGCTATGTGAAAGGTACGGAATATCGCTACGCCAGTTATAACGGCACTACTTGGGCCGGGAGCACTGGCGCAGCGGCTGATATCGTTGCTGATGCAACGACTACAGGTCAGTTTCTGGTTGATGGTCGCATTGTCTATCTGGAAGGGGCCGAAGTTGTTCACGCTGAATCTACAGCGCTGGCTGCTGGCGTCAGTGCAGCGATTGCTGCCATCAAAAACCAGTACAACAAGTTCTTTATGTGCATGACGCCGTCGCGGAATCTGTCGATTCAGAAAGCTATTGCTGATTGGGTCGAATCGCAGATTGATAAAATGGCGGTGTTTATCGATGACTACACGTCTTCCACCTGGGCGACTGACAACATTACGAAATACCTTTTCGATAAGAATATGGCGGGTTCGTTTGCCATTTCGACGAAGCTGGAAAAGAACTTCCTTGACGCTGCTATCGCCGGGCGTTGTCTTGTCATGCAACCGGGCTCAGAAACGTGGGCGCTCAAGACACTTAACGCCGTTCAAAGTGATGGATTCACCGAAACCGATTACCAGAAAATTAAGGCGCTAAACGGCAATACCTTTGAAGATTATGGTTCCGGCGTCACGGTAACTTACCCCGGCACATGCGGCGACGGAGAAGCGATTGAAGTTGTTCGTTTCTGCTACTGGCAGGCTGACCGGATGCAAAAAGACCTTGCTACGCTGCATATCAACCGTAACAAAGTAGGGCACGACATGCCGGGCTATGAACTGGTCTCTAACCAGATGGAAAGCTCGCTGAAGGCGGGCCAGACTGCTGGCGGCATTATGGAGAATTTTACGGACGATAACGGCGATTATGTCCGTGGATTTACTGTAGTGCGTCCGACGATGTCAGAAATCAGCGCCGTGCAGCGTATCAAAGGCGATATAACCATTAAATTCTATTTCTATCTCCGCTACGCCATTAAGCACGTTGATGCTGTTGGCACCGCAATGACTTACGGGGTTTAACTATGTATTTAGGCGTAATGTCCCCTAAGGACTGGCTGATTACCGTAGGCGTTGTGCCTGTAATCGGTCTGGCTAAAGACAGCAATATCACGTTGGAAATGACGGATGACCAGATTACCGTTTCTTCCGGCATCGGCGGCGACTGGTCTTTTATTGATAATCCGACTGAAGAAGGGTCTTTAACCTTCGTCACACAGCGAAACTCTCCGGTTAACACGGCTCTTTTTCTGATGCAGAAAACGAAGTCCGTAGTACCCGTCACGCTAACCAATACGCGTAATCTGTCGGTACACCGCATGGGTTACGCGATGTTTGCCCGTCAGCCTACTGATGGCGCAAATAACGGCGCTGGTGCTCAAACACTGGAATGGAAACTCGTTACTGGCGAGGTGGATTCGGTCATTAATGGAGTGAATATTACCTGATGGACGACTCAATCAAACACGTTGAAATCAACGGGCGTAAATTCTGTGTAGTCCGAATGAGCGCTTTTGATGCCATTCACTTTAATTTGCGCGTGGCGGAGATTCTCGCCAAACACGGTATCAGCCAGGTAGAAAGCATTCTTTCTATGTCGTCGAAGATTTTCGGGGTGCTTAACCGGGAAGACCACGACGAACTGTTATTTACCTTGCTGGCAAAATCCCGCGCTCAACTGGTCGATAATGGCGAGTTTCTGGATAGCTGGGACGCAGTGAATACCAATTTCACCGCTGCCAACATCGCCGATGTGTATCTGGTGGCGCTGGAGTGCCTGAAGCTCTCCATTCTTCCGGTTACAGCAGGTTTAAAAAAAAATATTGGTCTGGACACAGCGGGAACGATGCAGGGAGCCATGCGACAACTGTTCAGCGCCTTGCTGAAAACCTTGACCGAACCGTCCGCACAGAACTTGTCATCTGGCGAGTGATAGAAAGCGGCCTGATTAGCTTCAGCGATGTAGTGTCAGGCCGCGCCTCCTTTGATTCCATTATGAGAGCCTCCGCCGTTATCCAATTTGATAACGCGGTTCAGCACGCGCTTAGTAAGGTGAAAAAATGACAGACCAGTCAGCCGATCTCGTAACGAAAATTGACGTTATTCCCGACCTTGACGGGCTCAACAGCTTTGATGCTGCGATTGATAAGGCTATCGCAAAGGTTAATCAGCTTGACGCCGCTATCAAGCGTGTCAACAACCTGAAGCCTGCAAGCCCCTATGCGCCCAGCAGTGCATCAACAGCGCCGACAGCCGCCGCTACAGCAGCAATAGCCACAGTAGCCGCTACAGGCTCTAATTTGATTGTCCATACGCCGCTGGCTAATACGGTTAAAAGGGAATCACAAAAAATTGCACGTGCGGCAGTAGAAGGCATGGGGAGTGGTGTTGGTTTACCATTGATGGGAGGCTCAGGAGGGGGAAGGCTTTTCATTCCATACCACGGGGGTAGCTCTCCTTCAGGGAATGGTGGTGGATTGTTTGATCCTTCAACGATAAATCCGCTTTCTAGGTATGACTTTTCAGCAGGGAGTTTTTCAGGAAACCCACTCAACCCAAAAGGAAATGATGAATCTGCTGGTGGAGGGGGCGACGGGAAAGGCTTAGGTGCTGAAAATCTCTTGGCGGGAGCCGGTCTAACGGCAGGCATTATTGCTATTGGGAAATCACTGGCTGATGACCTAGATTCTATTCAGCAGCAACAAGCGCAAATTGCAAGACTTGCACAAACAACAGGTGATGCGAAAGATGCATTCTTTGCTTTAAATGAGGCAGCAAGCGCAGTAAGAAGCGATAGCGGAGCGTTTATCTCAACCTATACCAATATGGCGACCGCCACGCAGAAACTTGGGAAGTCTCAGGAGGAAACAATCCGAGCGACTCAGGGGCTGGTGGGCGCATTACAGTTAGGTGGTGGCAGTGCTGAAGCAGTAAACGCAGCGCTTTACCAGATGGGCCAGGCATTTTCTTCTGACCGGTTCGGCGGGGATGAATTTAGATCCTTCATGGAGGCCATTGGCACAATGGCCCCGGAAGTCGCGAAGGCTTTCGGCACAGATGTAAAAGGGCTGCGGGCAATGTCAGAGGCCGGGAAGCTGACAGCGGAAACGATGCTAAAGGCCTTTGAAAAAATGGCCGCAAATAATGCTGACCTTCTTAAAAAGCAAGGATGGACGTGGGGACAAACATTAACGGTGATGCGAAATGACTGGCAAAACTTTCTTGCCAAAGCAACGATAGGTGGAGATTGGCAAAAATTCACAGATTGGGCATCCAATACTTTGATTCCTGTTCTTAGAAGTGCGGAAAAAGAGGTTGCCGCGTTCTGGTCAACGCTCGCAGACGAAAGTAAATCGGCGGTTCTGATAGGTATTCTTGGCGCTGTTGGGGCGGCTTTTACCGCGTTGGCTATTCCAGTTATTGCAGCTGTATGGCCTTTCCTTGCGATTGGTGCCGCTGTATGGGTAGTTTATGAAGCGTTTGTAGAATGGAAAGCATGGTTAGATGGCAAGGGAGGTACCATTTTTGATAGTGTTTTTGGCAGTTTTGACGAATTTGAACGGCGTTACCCAAATCTTATAGCAGCCCTCAGAACGATTATTGATTTGGCTGGAAAAGCTGCTTCGGGTATAGACAACGCAACTAAGCAAAATGGAAGCAACGGGATTATATCCGATGCTATTGAAAATCCGTGGATGACGGCTTTTCAGGGGCTTTATAACCTTACGCCGCTGCCGAATACATTCAGGTCATTGGGTGGGTTAAGTGATATGTTTGACCTCAATCCCTTACCGGGCATAGAAAGCGCTCTTGGTATCCTTCCTTCAACGGCTACAGGTACACCAAACATTAGCAATAGTGGAAATAAAACAACTACCATTATTGTTAATAGTCCAAAAGAGGCAGCTGATACGGTAAATAATATTGATGAGCCGGGTACTCTATCTGGTGATATTGGTGGTAATATCGCGGAGTCAACAGGGGCAAGATAAGGATAAGGTAATGCCAAAGAATGAGTTTAAGGATTTTGCAACCTTCGAAACTCTCATAACACCAAAAATAATCACTGTTGTTTACTGGTTAGTTACAGTGCTTCTCATCCTCGGCAGCATTTTAAGCTGGTTACGTCAAAGCGAAGGTATGAGTATCAGTTTTGCTGTATCTCTAGTGGCTACGAGGGTGATTTTTGAATTAATCATGGTTTCATTCAAAAACAACGAGTATCTACGCCGAATTTGTGAAGCGGAAGAGGCAAAAAAGAGCGATTAACCGCCAGCGGTAACAGCATGTAACCCACACAGCTAAGATGTGAAAATCCCCTCTACGAAGGGGATTTTTTTTGGGGTTTTTATGGCTGAAGGTATGGACGCGGCGATTAGTGCGCCACACGATAAACGGGCTGTCATGGTGTTTGAATCAGGAGTGACGGTGTCACTTAGGCTCAAAACACGTGAGGAAGTTTCGGCAAAACGAACCATTGCACAAGGGAAGATTGAGACGGGCTATAAAATATCAGATGGTGAGGTTGACGATCCAAAGGTAGCCAGTTTTGAGGGAATCATCACTGGCACCGATTTGCCTTTTGCGCCGCTGCATATCATTTCGGCCATGAATCAGGCTCAGGCCATTCAGGCGGCATACGATACGAAGGAATTTGTGTCGGTATATACATCCTTCATGGCAATGCCTCAATGCCGTATCACATCGCTTTCAATTGAAGCCGTTCCTAAGAAAAACAGCTATACCGTCAAGCTCACTGCTCAGAAAGTTGACACGGTGACATTCCAGCGCTCACGCACAAAATCAGCGCAAGCAAAAACTTCTAAGCCGGCAGGGAAGGGGAAAACCTCCGCAGGTAAAAAGAGCGCCACCACGGTAGACGCGAACAAAGAGCCGCAAAAAGTCTATGCGCTCGAAAAAATGCGTCGTGTATTGGGAGGGGCGTAAATGGAGCCTGCTTACTACGAGATTGGTGTTATCGCATCTATCCCAGACCAGGAATTCACATCATCACTAAACGGCGTGGTTTTGAATATGCGCCTGTTTTTCGCAACAACCGCAGAGCTGTGGTGGCTTGAAATATCCAACGCAGACCGAACGGTTACACTGTCACAAATTTGCTTGCGTCCAGGAGTCTGGCACGGACTTAGCGGAAAATTGCCGGGCTATGCTGGCGCGGGAGCGATTGGTGTTGCACGTCTTAGACCAAATGAAAAATTTGGAGACGTTAACGCTTTTAATGGGGGTTTTGGCCTTTTCTTTTACGACGAACTGGAGAGTGATTAAGTGGGGAAACTCTGGAAGCGATTTATTGAATCACTTTCGCCTAAAAAGCTGGGTGTACTACTGGCTTTGGTGATGGGGTTCACGCTGGGTGCGATTAAGTTTTGGGACTGGTTTAAATACAGGGTGGGAATTATTACGACTGCTCTAGCGGTGCTTTCTATTAATGAATGGGCGGTAATTATCGGCATTTTATGCACTGTGGTGACTTGCCTCGTTAACTGGTATTACGAGCGAAAAAAATACCTAATCGCTTTAGGTGGAGGTGTGCGTGGGGAATAAGAGCAAATTAAGTGCCGTTATGCTGGGTTTGATTGCTGCCGGGGCTAGTGCTCCGGTATTGATGGCGCAGTTTCAGCACGAAAAAGAAGGAACCAGCCTGACGGCTTATCAGGACAAAAGCCGGGGTATATGGACTATTTGCGGCGGTGTGACTTACGTTGACGGCAAGCCGGTAATCAGGGGCATGACATTAACGCGAGCACAGTGCGATAAAATTGATAAAGCCGAACAAGCTAAGGCGCTGGCATGGGTGGATAGAAATGTCCACGTGAAATTAACGGAGCCTCAAAAAGTTGGAATTGCATCATTTTGTCCGTGGAATATTGGCCCCGGTAAATGTTTTCCATCGGGGTTTTATCGTGACCTGAACGCGGGGAACTTTAAAGGTGCTTGTGCGCAAATTAAGCGCTGGGTATGGGATGCCGGGAGTGATTGTCGCATCCGGGAGAATAATTGTTACGGTCAGGTTATCCGCAGAGACCAGGAATCAGAGCTAACTTGTTGGGGCATGGACAAATGAAAACAAAATATGCCGTATTAATTGGCCTGATTGTAGCGTCGTCATTAGGTGGCGCTGGTTATGTCATCCATGATTCAGCTTTTGAGGCCGGGAAAAAGGATAACGATAAAGAATGGAAACTGAGATGGTCGGAGCGCGACAAGGCCGATAAAGACGCACAGTTGACACAGGAAAAAGCGCAGCGTGAAGAAGAAATCCGGCGTAAGAAGAAAACAGAGGAAATTGTAAATGATGCAGAACGGGAAAAACAAAAGGCACTGGCTGATGCTGCTGACGCTGATAATGCTGCTGACCAGTTGCGCGGGCAACTCGCAAAAATCAGGCGTGAACTCGCAACCAGTGAAACAGGCAGGATTTCCGCAGATGCCGCCAGAAGGCAGACAGCCGCCGAAACCGCAAGTTTGCTTGCCGACCTGTACGAAGAATCAGACCGTCGCGCGGGAGAAATCGCTAAGTATGCTGATGCAGCAGCAAGCGCCGGGAGAGTCTGCGAACGCACATACGACGCGGTAACGCGATCTGTTGAGTGA